GTTAATTAACGTATAATGTGGACTTAATATAACTAATAACTCATTGAGAGGTAAACGCGATGGCATTTCAAGTATCACCAGGCGTCCAAGTCAAGGAAATTGACGCAACGGGCGTAGTACCTGCGGTCTCCACCAGTATTGGCGGAACTGTTGGTTCATTTAACTGGGGTCCTGTGGAAGAAGTAATAGATGTAAGCTCTGAAAAGCAGCTTGCTGAAGTCTTCGGAACACCGGATAACAGTACTTATAAATACTTTCTAACCGCTGCCGGATTTTTAAAATACGGTAACGCGCTGAAAGTAGTAAGAGTTGCCAGTGGTCACGATAACGCGACTGCTGACGGTTCGGGCCTTCTTATCAAAAATGACGATCATTACACCAACAACTATGCAACCGGTCAAGGTTCTATAGGTTTATGGGCAGCAAAATACCCAGGTGCTTTAGGAAATAGTTTAAAAGTAGCAATGTGTACAGAAGGCAACTTATTTGCCGGCTGGACGCACGCATCAAGCTTTGATTCTGCTCCTGGAACATCTAATTATGCTACTTCATTAAATAAAGGTAGTATTGGTGATGAACTTCACGTAATTGTCATTGATGAAGACGGTTTAATTTCTGGAACTGCTGGAACAGTTTTAGAAACATTCGCATTTGTATCGCAAGGTTCAGATGCTAAAAAAGACGATGGAACTTCTAACTATTATGTAGATGTAATCAATCAAGGTTCAAACTACATTAGATGGATGGATCATCACGGTACATTATCTGAAGCAGGTAACGCAATTTCTGCGTCAGCTTCATTTACTGGACTTTCATCAAACTCTGACCAAGACTACTTAGGTAGATCTTTGGGCGGTGGTTCTGATGATAATACACCAACAGCCGCAGAAATTCAAACAGGTTTCGATCTGTTAGAAGATGCTGAAACTGTTGATGTACAACTCCTATTTGCATATCCAGATGCATCAGGAAACACGATATCAAATGACTTAATCTCTATTGCAGCTGCAAGAAAAGATTGTATGGCATTTGTATCACCACCACTAGATGACACAGTTAACGCAACTACACCTGCTGCTGATGTAAAAGCTTGGGCTGACACGCTCACTTCAAGTTCTTATGCTTCAGCCGATTCTACTGCGATTTATGTTTATGACAAATATAATGACGTATATAGATGGATTGGTGCAGCTGGCCACATTGCTGGTCTTTGTGCAGCAACTGATCGAACTGCTGATGCATGGTTCTCACCTGCAGGAGCAACAAGAGGTCAACTATTTGGTGTAACGAAATTGGCACATAATCCTAAGAAAGCTGATAGAGATACTCTCTATAAAGCAAGGGTTAATCCAATTGTCTCATTCCCAGGAGAAGGAACACTTCTTTTTGGTGACAAAACATTGCTTTCTAAGCCTTCAGCATTTGATCGTATTAACGTACGTAGATTGTTTAATACTTTAGAAAAAGCAATCTCAACTGCTGCAAAAGCACAACTCTTCGAATTCAATGACGAATTCACAAGAGCTCAGTTTAAAAACTTGGTTGAGCCGTTTTTGAGAGACGTTAAGGGTCGTAGAGGAATAACAGATTTTTCTGTTGTCTGCGATACAACTAATAACACAGGTCAAATCATTGACACTAATCAATTCGTAGCTGATATCTTTATCAAACCTGCGAGATCGATTAACTTCATAACTTTGAACTTTATTGCAACTAGAACCGGTGTAGATTTCTCTGAAATCTCCGGTACATAATAGGAGGACATCATGGCAATTTTAGGAGTAGACGATTTTAAATCTAAACTTACTGGTGGCGGTGCACGTCCTAATATGTTCAAAGCAACTGTTAATTTCCCAGCTTATGCTCAGGGAGATGTTGAATTGACTTCATTTATGTGTAAACAAATCGCAATACCAGCATCAACGCTTGGTACTGTAGAAGTTGCATTTAGAGGAAGAAAGTTTCAAGTTGCTGGTGATAGAACGTTCGAAAATGTAGGACTAACTATTATCAATGATGTTGACTTTGCTGTTAGGAACGCGTTCGAAAGATGGATGAACGGAATTAATGGACATGAAAGTAATACTGGTATAGCCAATGTTACTGATTATTCATCCGACATCGTAATTGAACAGCTTGATAAAGCTGGCGAAACCGTTAAAACTTATAATATGAGAGGGTGTTGGCCTGTCTCAGTAGCTGCAATCGATCTTAACTACGATTCTGCCGATGCAATCGAAGAATTCGCAGTTGATTTAGCTTGTACTTATTGGGAATCTGACACAACTAGCTAAAAATAAGTTGTATAAATAATATTAGAGGAGAGGCCGAAAAGGCCTCTCCGATAATGTTACGGAGTAAAATATAATATGGCAGAATTATTCGGATTCGAAATTAATAGAAAAGGTTCAAAAGCCGCAGAGCCGGTCTCTTTTGTACCTAACACCGAGCAAGACGGTGCTGGAGTTATTTCTAGCGGCGGTCATTTTGGTGCATATATTGATTTAGATGGCGATAAAGTAAAAAATGAAATTGATTTAATTATTAAATATCGAGATGTAGCTACTCAACCTGAAACGGATGCAGCTATTGATGATATTGTTAATGAATCTATCATTGGTGATGGAGATAGTGCTCCAGTAAATATCGTTTTAGATAAAGTAGATATATCTGATAAAATAAAAGATAGTATCAGAAATGAATTTAAAGTAGCATTGCGATTATTGGATTTTACGCAATACGGCTCAGACATTTTTAGAAAATGGTATGTAGATGGTAGATTACCATTTCATGTTATTATAGACGAAAAAAATCCTAAAGGTGGTATTAGAGAACTTAGATATATTGATCCTATTAAACTTAGAAAAGTGAAAGAGATAGAATCAAAGGCAGATCCTAAAACCGGAGCTGAGGTTATCGTTAAACAAAAAGAATATTTCTTATTTCAAGACGATAAAATGGGTAAAGCAAACGAAGGTTTAAAAATACATCCAGACGCTATTATATATGGCACATCTGGAATGTTAGATCCTTCACGAAGAAGAATTTTATCTTATTTGCATAAAGCAATTAAGCCTGTGAATCAACTTAGAATGATGGAAGATTCACTTGTAATTTATAGAATATCGCGTGCGCCTGAAAGACGTATATTTTATATTGATGTTGGTAATTTACCTAAGGGTAAAGCTGAAGAATACTTAACCAACATTATGAATAAGTATCGTAACAAATTAGTATATGATGCTAGCACTGGTGCAGTCAAAGATGATCGTAAACACATGTCAATGTTAGAAGACTTCTTCTTACCTAGACGTGAAGGCGGTAGAGGTACTGAAATTAGTACTTTACCTGGTGGAGAAAATCTTGGGCAAATCGATGATATTTTATATTTTCAGAAAAAACTATATAGAAGTTTGAATGTACCTTTAAATAGGTTAGAACAAGAAGCTCAATTTAGTTTAGGAAGAAGTACAGAAATAACACGTGACGAAGTGAAATTTAAGAAGTTTATTGATAGACTTCGTAAAAGATTCTCAGATGTCTTTATGCAAATACTGAAAACTCAGCTGTTGCTTAAGGGCGTAATTACAAAAGATGATTGGAAAAAGTTTAGACAAGATATTGTTTTTGATTTTATTGAAGATAACTATTTTGCAGAATTAAAAGAATCTGAAATGTATAGAGAAAGATTTGAAATGTTATCAACACTTGATGAGTATGTTGGTAAGTATGTTTCAGATGAATGGATTAGAAAAAAGATCTTAAGACAGTCCGACCTTGAAATAAAAGAGCTTGATAAGCAAATAAATGCTGAAAAAGCTGCTGGGGGAGACATGGAATTAGACCTTGACATCTAAATTATTATAAATATATTAAAGGAAACAAGAAGAATGAGTAACGTTGAAGAGTTAATTACTAACGTGAAAGATGACGATCTTGTGAGTGCAAATAAAGCTTTCGATCAGCTGATGTCGCAGAAAATAAATGCTGTGATGGATGCTAAGAAAGTTGAACTGGGCTCTAGCGTTATCGATCGAGTTAAAGAAAAACAAGAAGATTAAATATGAAGCTAATAGCCGAATACACAGATAGTAACATTCAATGTTACACTGAAGCTACCAAAACAGGTGGCAAACAACACGTTATTGAAGGCGTGTTTATGCAAGCCGATAAGAAAAATCGAAACGGTCGCATATATGAGAAAAAGATTTTAGAAGCAGCGGTAAATAAATACGTTGCTGAACAAGTTAAAAGTGGTAGAGCTGTAGGTGAGTTAAATCACCCAGAAGGACCTACGATTAACTTAGATAAGGTTTCACACAAAATTACTGAACTCAGATTTGAGGGAAATAATGTTGTAGGAAAAGCATCAATCCTTAAAACCCCTATGGGACAAATCGTTGAAGGTTTGTTAGATGGAGGTGTTAAGCTTGGTGTATCAAGTCGTGGTATGGGTAGTCTTGTACAGAAAAATGGTACTAGTTATGTTGGGTCTGACTTTATGTTAGCCACAGTAGATATCGTTCAAGATCCTTCCGCTCCAGAGGCATTTGTCAATGGAATTATGGAAGGAGTAGATTGGATATGGAATAACGGTATATTGGAAGCGCAAGAAATTGAAAAGATTGAGACTGAAATTAAGCGTACTCCGTCGAAGCATTTAGCTGAGGCGCAGATTCGAGCGTTTAAAAATTTCCTCTCTAAACTTTAAACTCTATAAAGGAGAGAAAAATGTCAGAATTGGACAAAAATGCAGTTGAAGAAACTGCTGCCGATTTAGCAGAATCTCAAGATGCAGAGCAAGTTGAAGTGGAAACTTCAGAAGAGCTCGTTGAAAACGAAGTTGGAAACGAGGAAATTTCTGAAGACGCAGAAACTGAAGAAGTAACAGAAGCTAAAGACGAAGAAGAAGAAAAAGAAGAAGTAGAAGAAACTGCTCCTGCTTTAAAAACTCCTTCAACTAAAGCTGGTGTTATTAACGCTGCAGTCGAGATGCTAAAGAAAGCAAAAAAACATGAAGCGCAAGCTATGTTTGCTAAAATGACTAAAGTCGATGAGTCTGAAGATGATGGTTCCGTTGCTAAAGCTATTGCTGCTGCACCAAAAGCTGGTGATAAAAGTATCAAAGCTAAGAAAAGTGATGCTGCTGCTAAAGCAGAATCAGTGGAATTTGATTATTCAGAAGATTTAGATGCATTAGTATCTGATGAAGCTACATTGTCTGAAGGATTTAGAGCGAAGGCTGAAGCAATCTTCGAAGCAACACTTAAGTCAAAACTAAGTGCAGAAATCGAAAGAATGGAAGGCGAATACGCGCAAAATCTTGAAGAAGAAGTTGGTGAAATTCAAACATCAATGGTTGAGAAAGTTGATAACTATCTGAACTATGTTGTTGAAAATTGGATGAAAGAAAATGAAGTTGCAGTTACAACTGGTCTTAGGACTGAAATTGCAGAATCATTTATGGATTCTTTACAAACTGTCTTCAAGGAACATTATATTGATGTACCAGATGGTAAAGAAAACTTAATCGACGATATGGCCGATCAAGTTTCTGAGCTTGAAGAACAACTCAATAAAACCACAGAAGAAAACATCGCGTTACACGAAAAATCTCAAAGATTTGAGAAAGACAGTGTAATAAGAGAAGCTTCTTCAGGGCTTGCTGACACTGACGCAGAGAAGCTTGCATCATTGGTCGAAGATATTGATTTTGATGACAAAGAAACTTTCGAAATGAAAGTTAATACTGTCAAAGAATCTTACTTCAAAGATGATTCAGCCGAACCTGTAAGTGAAGTAGACGCTGTCATAGGAAATGATTCAACTCCGGTTGAAATTTCAGATGTTATGAGCAGATACACACAAGCTATATCAAAACACAATAATTAATTTTATCTATTAAGGGGAAACAAATGTTTAACGCAGATAATAAATTAGTCGAGAAATGGTCTCCTGTACTTGAGCACTCAGATGCTCCTGCTATTGATAGCAAGTACAAGCAAGCTGTTACAGCTCGACTCTTGGAAAACCAAGAAATCGCCTTACAAGAAGAAAGAAACCAATCACAAGGATTCGTAACAGAAGCAGCTGCTAACGCAACTGGCTCTAACATCGATAACTTTGATCCGGTTCTTATCTCTCTAGTAAGACGTGCAATGCCTAACCTTATCGCTTACGATATCGCAGGTGTTCAACCAATGACAGGACCAACTGGTCTTATCTTTGCAATGAAGTCTAAGTACAGCACTCAAGGTGGTACTGAAGCTTTATTTGATGAAGCAGATACTGATTTCTCAGGAACTGGAACTCATCAAGCAGAACCTACTGGATTAGGTGGAGCAACTGATGGTGACTCAGACGGAACGATCGTCGATTCAGCAGCTGCTACCATCACTAACACATTCGGTACAGGTTTACCAACAGCAACTGCTGAAGCCAGAGGAACTACTGGTGGAGCAGGCGCAGCATTCGCTGAAATGGCTTTCTCAATCGAGAAATCAACAGTGACTGCAAAATCTAGAGCTCTAAAAGCTGAATACACTATGGAACTTGCTCAAGATCTTAAAGCAATCCACGGTCTTGACGCTGAAGGCGAATTAGCTAACATTCTTTCTGCTGAGATCCTTGCGGAAATCAACAGAGAAATGGTAAGAACTATTCTTACTAAAGCTAAGATCGGTGCTCTTCAATCATCTACAGCAGTAAGCGGTATCTTTGATGTTGCAACTGACTCAGATGGTAGATGGATGGCTGAAAAATTCAAAGGTCTAGTTATGCAACTCGAAAGAGAAGCTAACGTGATCTCAAAAGAAACAAGAAGAGGAAAAGGTAACTTTGTTCTTTGTTCTTCTGATGTTGCTTCTGCATTGGCTGCTGCTGGTGTATTGGATTATTCTCCAGCTCTAGCTACAAACCTAAATGTTGATGATACTGGTAATACTTTTGCTGGTGTTCTTAATGGTCGTATGAAAGTTTATATCGATCCTTATGCAACAATAGACTTTGCTTGTGTTGGTTATAGAGGATCTAATCCTTATGACGCAGGTATGTTCTACTGCCCTTACGTTCCTTTAACTATGGTTAAAGCGATTGGTGAGAGCGACTTCCAACCAAGAATCGGTTTCAAAACTAGATATGGTATGGTTACTAACCCATTTGTTGCCGCTGACGGAACAGGTACTGATAGAGCTAACCCTTATTTCAGAATCTTCAGAGTCGACGACATTATGGTGTAAACCTAAAAGTCTTCACACTTTTAAAGCAGGATCTTCGGATCCTGCTTTTTTTTGCGTATAAATAGATATATGAATTATAAAACAATACAAAAGCAACATACCGAACTCAATTGGGATGGTGATGCAGAATTAGAAACTGAATTCGAACAATATACGACAAGAATGTGGTTAGATAATTGTGACGAAAACAAATCATTTGGATCTACATCATACACATATGAAGAATACAAAACTAAATTTCACGATTGGCTTTGGAAGAATTACAATAAACAAGATCAAGAAAACGGTCGATGGAATTGGTACGGAGAATTAAATGGCAGTAACGACTAATAAAAACTTTTTAACACCTATAGGGTTTAAATTTAATATTGACAATAACAAATATCCGAATTTAGATTATTTCTGTCAAAGCGTATCTTTACCTTCAGTAAGTTTAACCGCGGTTGAAACACCATACAAAGGTGTTAATTTAGGTTTTACTGGTGATAGATTGACATTTGATGATTTAACTATTACATTTAATATCACAGAAGATATGGAAAATTATAAAGAGACATTCGATTGGTTGCACAATTGTATTACGACTAACGAGCTTTTTACTTCTGATGCTATATTAAGTGTATTGTCGTCACACAATAATGTAAATAAAGAAATAAGGTTTAGTGATTGTTTTCCTACAAGTTTAAGTGGTGTCGATTTTACATCACAAGCATCTGATGTTGAATACTTGCAGGCAACGGTAACGTTTAAATATACAAACTTCGAATTTATTTAAACATGTACAAATGCCACAAAATGTGGTATAATATACAGTTATCATTTTAATATGGAGAAATTATGAATTTAGAATCAATACTTGAGATGTGGAAAAAAGACTGCATAATAGACGAAATGCAGTTAGACGAAGCTTCTAGAGAATCCGCAAAATTACACTCAAAATACTTAGAGTTACTAAGCTCTAATCGTATGCGTCTTAAAAAATCAGAACTAGAATATAAAGTAATATTACGAGATAAATTTAATCATTATGGAGGTAAACTCTCTAAAGAAGAATTAGATTCAAAGGGATGGGAATACGATCCTTTGGGAGGTGTTACTGTACTTAAAGGTGATTTAGATAAATACTATGATGCAGATCCTATTATACAGGAACATCAAGCTAAAATGGCATATCTAGAAGAATT